TTCATCAAGTGAAAAACCAAAGTCTAACTGGAAATCCTCTATAATTGCTCGCTGTTCTTGCTGTGCTAGCTTGGCATTAATAGTAGGGATTGAATCGTTAAGGCTAGGAGTTAGGTCTTGTGTAGGTCTTATTATTGTTGAGTTTGGCATTGTTTTGTCTTTCATTATTTATGTTAGGAATTGTCGGCTTAATCGCCGTTGTATAATATAGGGAACGGCTACGAGGCGAAGGCAAGCACTCATTTTGTCGTTCGCGTTCGAGAAAATCGTGCTAGCTCGCAAAAATAAACAATGTTTCACGACGAGGGGAAAAAATGTTGGCTCAACGCGTTACGCGTAGGGCGAACCGAAATTGGGGGGCGCCCCGTCTATATATAGTACCCTCCATAAAAATTTTGTACAGTTTTTAACAATAGTGCTTTTTAAGGGTATTCTATAGGGTTGTTATGGCTACCCTAATGCCATCGCATTGCCACCGCATAGCATTACTTATAGCAGTAGCAATAAACCTTAGGTTTATAAGGATACATTAGATTTACTAAATAAAGGTTTACTACTAAGGTTTATAAACCTTAGGTTTAAACAATCAAAAACATGAAAGGATTTTAATTATGGCATACGAAGTAAAGGATATGACCGGTTCTATATTTACGAACCAAGGGAAAGAGAAAGAGAACCAACCCGATTTTACAGGAAGCTTTAGAATTAAAGGTGTTGACTATTCCGTTGCTGGTTGGAAGAAGACAGCAAAGACCGGTTTAGAATATACTAGTTATAAGATAGAGGACAAGCAGGATAGAACACCATTCTAAATGAAGGTAACATGTAAGGGGAAGGACTTTGAGCAATATGAATGCAATGAAATTAACTCTCTTGGAATTAAGGCAGTCGAAGACTGGCGTAACGCAGAGGTTGGTGATTGGATACGGACTAATGATGATAAGGTTGTTGAGGTTGTTGGAAAGCGTTTCAAAAAGTTTAAAGGCAAACGTAAACAAATTACTTTTATTCGCACAGGTTTTGGAGAAACCCCAACCTATTACGCAAAAGTCTATGCCAAGCGGCAAAAAGACTGGTCAGGAAACGACCTCGTCTATAAGCAATATGTTAGAAATGTCCCAGCAACTGTATTACAAAAACAATTTGCAGACTATATCTCTAAATTTGGAGAAATGGACAAGAACGGAAAGTTTGATTGTGCCTCCATCGTTGACGCGTACACAAACGCGTTTAGCGACAATAACCCTAAACAAGCGCTTAGGAGAGGTCTTAGAATTTTACGAAAAAAATATATCTCTGATAGGATTAGCATGAACATAAGGGAAACCTTATTAGAGCATGGAATGGATGACAATTGGATTGTTAACCAATATCGAGATATAATTGATAGCGCTCCTGTAAACGCAAAACTTAACGCACTCAACCGCGTTTCTGAACTCTTAGGTCATACAAGAAAAGAAAAAGAAGAGAAGACGCAAAATATTATTATGATATCAGATGGCGATAAGAAGCTTTTGTCAGAAGCAAGGCAAAAATTATCGGACAAAGATATTGGTCGCTTAATGAATGTTGTAAAAAATAAAGGAATACAAGGTGTTATTGACGAGGAAGATACCCGAAGCGACAATCACATTAGAGATTGATGAGTCATATACAGGCATTATTATGTTAGACGGCAAAGAAATGTTTGTAGAACCTAAGGTCTCTGCCTTAATTTTAAGCATGGTTGAGCAAGTAGATTCACTCAGCGAAAGATTATATGTTTACGAAAAATACATAACAGGAACAGCAGATGCCTAAATATTTATCAACAAATCAAATGGTGTTTACAGATGGCTCGTCGCGTCTTACTACAACTTTAGATGGGAGAAAAAAATCAAAGAGGAAAAAACATTTAGCAAAGTGCAAGGGGTTAATGAAGAAATCAAAAAAATGATTTCAGATAGACTAGACTTAGGACAAGCTAAATACAATCAAGACGTACCTATAAGCGACAATAGAGACTTTACTCAAGAAGCATTAGAAGAATTGCTAGATGCTTGCGTATATTTGTCTGCTCAAATATTAAGGATAAAAAACAAGGCGTAACATTGGAACTTTCTTACACTATAGAAGAACGCGAATCTTTAATGAAGAGAATGTATTTAGATATATTCTTTTTTGCCAAATTTATATTAGGAGACCCAGAGCTTCCTATGCACTATCACATTAGAAGTAAGTCTCCTGATTTTCATAAAAAGATAGTTTCTAAGCTTTTAAATTTAAAGGTAGGCTCAAAGTTGGCAGTTGTAGCGCCTCGTGGACACGCTAAATCTACTTTAATTAATTTAGTCTATCCTTTACATCGAATTTTATTTGATGAAGAAAAGTTTATCCTTTTAATATCTGAATCAGAAAAACAATCTAAATTTTACTTGGAAACTATTGGTAACGAAATAGAGTTTAATGAAAAGCTTCAATATTTTTTTGGAGACAGAAAAGGTAGAAACTGGGGAAAAGAAGAAAAAGAATTTGTTGCAGGCTTTGATGAAAAAGGAACTCCTAATAGTTATTGTAAAGTATTGATTCGTGGTACAGGGCAAAAAGTTCGTGGATTAAAGTATGGAGCTTACAGACCTACCTTAACAGTTATTGATGATGGTGAAGGTGAAAGGAATACAGCAACGCAAACATTGCGCGACCAATTTAGGCAATGGCTTAATGGTGCTGTTATTGCTGGTTCTGGAGATTCTAAACTTATTTTCATAGGAACAGTTGTAGATGAAGAGTCGTACTTAAATAGGATTGCTGGTCCGAGAGCTTACGATAAAAATGGCAAAAGAAAAATTAAGGGGTGGGATAGCATGTTTTTTCAAGCTATCTTGCAAGACAATGAATTTGGGAAGTTTACTGCAAGCGGCAAAGAAATATTAGATGAAAAAGGTAAGCCTAAAGTGCTGTGGGAAGACTATAGACCTTATGACTGGCTTATAGCTGAAAGAGATAGATTAATTTCTGAGGGTGATGTTGCTTATTTCTATCAAGAATATCAAAATATACCAATGGATGACAGTTTTCGTGTATTTAAGAAAGAAAATATTAACTATTGGGAAGGTCATTTTAAAAATGACAACGATTTTGCTGTTATTATTCAAGATGTTGAAGATGAGACTTGGGAAGTTCCCGTTAATGTCTTTATGGGTGTTGACCCAGCTTCAAGTGAAAATATAAAAGCTGACTTTTCAGTTATTATGGTGATAGGAGTCGATGTTGAAAATAATATATACGTTATTGATTATCATCGAGGTCAAATGGCTCCAATGGATTTAGCCGATAAGTTAACCGAAATGATAGAATATTACAAACCTAAAATAATAAACATAGAAGAAACAGGACATGTAATGCTTTCTGATTACATGCTGAGGCAATCTAAAAAAAGTGGCAAATTTTACAATGTAAGTCCTAAAAAAGCAATAAAAAGTAAATATTATAGAATAAAACAATTGCAACCTTATTTTGCAAGCGATGCTATGTCTATAAAAGATGAGCATTGGGAGTTAGAACAAGAACTTTTAAATTTTAAAGAGCATGGAAGTTTTAAGAAAGATACGTTGGATGCGTTAAGGTGGGCAATTGACGATATTTATGCACCAAGGCATGGATATGAGGAAGACGGAACTCAATATAAAGGCTATACGCCATTTAAAGGTATAGATTGGGAAACTGGAGAAAGTGTGTTTGCATAGTATGTATAATAATAATTAATATGTGGTAGTATGATAAGTTTAAAAAATATCAAACTTGATGAAGTCTCTGCGTCTGACATTAGTAATGAATATGTTTTTTATCAATCTTCAGCGGATGAACATAAATTTCAAATGTCAGAAGATGAAGAGTTTTATTTAGGTCTTCAATTAACAAGGGCGCAAAAAAATTATCTAGTTAGTGTTGGGCAACCTCCTGAAGCTAATAATAAAATTAGACCTGCTGTTGAGCAAGTCTTATCAAATGTTGCTGGTTCTAGTCCAGAGTGGGATGTTAGACCTACAGGAAAAACAGATTCTGAAGTTGCATTTGTATATAATAAATTATTAGATAAAATTTGGTATGACTCAGATGGAGACAGGCACTTTAGAGGGATTGTAAAAGACTATACAGTTAAAGGTATTGGCTACATGTATGTGTATCCAGATTGGCAAGCAGAGCAAGGTAGGGGTGGAATAAAAGTAAAAAAAGTTGCTCCAGAGAATATATACGTTGACCCAAATTCTACAGACCCATTTTTTAGGGATGCTTCATCTATTATTCTTTCTGATACAAGCACTAAGGCGTCTATGAAGATTATGTTTCCTGAACATGCTTTAGACATAGAGAATGCACATGAAGATTATAGAGATGACGATTATGCTACTTCTAAATATAATAGAGACCAAATAATTAGAAAAAGTGAC